AGGTATACATGATTATATTGAAACCTTACAGCAGTAAGGGTTAGAGGCTATTTTAGGTATACATTTTGGTCTACATTATCGAGGTGATCAAGTGTCAGAACAAAAAATTCAAAACGAAATAATCTTAGCAATCAATCAACGTGGCCATAGACTTTGGAGAGCGAATGCTGGAAAAGTACAGACGAAAGATAACAGAATAATCAAATTACTTCCTAAAGGCTTTCCCGATACATTCGGTTATCGTAAATCGGATGGAAAGTTTATAGCAATCGAAGTAAAGACAGAAAGTGGACGATTACGACCTGAACAAAAGAAATTTAAAGCATTTGCAGAAACACAAAACATTTTATATGGCGTAGCAAGAAGTGTGGAAGAAGCAATCGAAATTGTGGAAGGTACGCAGAAATTGTAAAGGAGAAGATGAAGAATGGCAAAAATTAAAGTTGAAAAGAACATGAATTTATTAGAATTGATTGATTGGGCTTGGAAGAATGGTGTTAAAGAAAAAGCGTTTTATAGCAATATCGACGGAGGTTCTTTGTATTTTGACATGGCACAAACAGTGTCGATAGAGCATTTAATCACTAAAGATGAAACTTTCACAGTAGAAGTTGAAAAAGAAATTACGGAAGAAACAAAAATTCCAGAAATGCTTGAGATATTTCAAGATAATTATGGAAATCAATGGTTTGGGAATTCTATTGAACAAGTAAAAGATGACCTTAGTAGAGAATTCTGGTTGAAAGACGGAGATACAATGACACTCATCTGGAAAGATGGCGAATTGGTAGGTGATGAGTAATGGATAAAAAAACTAGAATAAATGAAGCATATGAGAAATTAGAAAAAGAAGGTCTTAACTTCAAAGAAGATAAAGCAATTTTCAGACTTAAAGATGGGACTATGGAAATTTATTTTGATGAAGAAGAAACAATAAAAACAGAATTTCACGATATGAACGTTTTTGTATCTGATGAATTAAAAGACATAGACACTTTCGAAGTATTGAAAAATTTGTTTTAGGAGTGATGAGTAATGGCAACAGTCAAAGCTGAAGTGTTAATAAGAGGCACGATTGAATTACCAGCAACTAAAGAAACAGATGAAGAAATGGAATACAGAATCGAGCAAGCAAAGAAAAGTCCAGAAGAAATTTTCGACGATATCGACATTAAAGGTGTAGATTTTCGTTATGAGCATTGGAAGTGATCGTATGTACGATAGATATAAAAATATTCCAGATGTGTATATCGGTGGTAAAAAATATCGACTATGTGACGTATATAAGTATTTTGATGTTGGAGATGCAACTGTTCGTAAAAGATACTACAAGCAAAAATTAAGAGGTTGGGAACTTGTCTATGGTAAAGGCAAGGTTCCCGTTGAAATTGAACAAGGTAAGGGGATAAGCAGATGAGAATTAGTGAATTAAAGAGAAATGATGTAATAATGATGTGCTGTTGTAAAGTTTATTCTTTAGCAATAGTCGATGAAACTGGCGGAACTAATAAAAAGAATGGCATTTATTTTTGGGCAATAGTTGAATTAGAAGATGGTAGAAAAATTGAGATAGATGATAGTTGGGGGTTTATGAAAGTAAATGAGCCTTTCACTCGTAAGGTGGATATGCAAGAAGAACAAGACATGGTACACGAGCCACCTCATTATCAGTTCGGTAAGTTCTCAGCACGAATGATTATCGAATTAGTAGGCAAGACGTACAAATCAGCGTCAGTATTCTATCACGTAGGCAATGCACTCAAATACTTAATGAGAGCGCCTAGAAAGAATGGTTTAGAAGATTTAAAGAAAGCTAAGCAAAGTGTTGAATTTGCGATTGAAACATGGGAGGCAGAAGAAAATGGCATATGATGTAGATTTTTGGTATATCTCACAAAACGCTTGTGAAATAACTTCAACATTCACTCCGTTTTCTGAAGATGAAGAAGAAAGTATTTATATGGATAACGAAGATTTCTTTGCGATGGTCGATCAATTTAGTGATGCCAATTTGATGTATGAAGCTTGGAGAATATTAAGAAGTCAATTAGAAGGAGAAAGTAAACAAAAAATGTTGGAAATCGAAAACAATTTAGGAATTGATGTTGATAAAGAATTAGAAAATATGTATGAAAGATCAATGGAATGATAAGGAGGACTAATTATGGTGTACATGTACGAGCCATTCACTCACACAGTAACCAAAACTGACTTATCTCATCTACACAACATTACAGGTATTCCACACAACACACTATGGTATCAAAGTAAACATGGTATCTATAACGATAAGTTGAGATGTTTCTTTTCAGATACGCTACCTAGATTTAAGAAGAAACAAGAGTTTAATGAAAGAGTTGTAACAAAAGACGAAATTTGGAAATACAGTGATAAATATGATCTGTATGTTAGCAACTTAGGAAGAATGAAAACGCCGAATGGTAAATATAAGTTCGGTAATGGTTGTAAAGGTGTAATCACAGTAATTTATAAGAACAATAAATATCGTGCAGCAGATATTGTGTATGAAACGTTTATCGGTGGTTTAAAGACAGGTTATCATGCCTACCCTAGAGATAGTAGATATAACAATCTTGTAGCAGATAACCTATTCCCTTCCACCATTGCTAAGTACAGATTATATCGGAGAAATACAGGGCGTTCTAAACCACTTTACCTAGTGGATAGCAACAATGAGATTGTAGAGGAGTTTGCTAGTACGGTAGAGGCACAAAGTGTATTGTTCGTTGACCGACGACATATTGCAAGAAGATGCAACAGCAAATGTGTAAGTGACGGACTAATGTATGTGTGGGCAGACGAATATGAGGAGTTAATCTCATGACCAGTATTTTTAAATTAAATGAAACAGTAAAACAGACATACAAATATCAAACAAAAGGTAAATCACCTACCGAAGTGCAGCACGAACTAAAGGCTATGGGCATTGAAGGTTTTGTTATTCGTATGACGAATGTACATGTAACAATGCGAGTGCCGAGAGAAAGTAAGGATATGAATAGGGAGTGTTTGAGATGAAACTTAAATTTAGAGCATGGGACAAAGATCACGAATATATGGAATATACAGATAAAAATTTAATAGTGAGTTTTGGGGATAACGGGAACGTAGATGTTACAGATTTATCTAATATTTATTCAACTTGTAATAGTATGCAAAATTTTGAATTAATGCTCTCAACTGGCCTAAAAGATAAAAACGGCGTTGGAATTTTTGAGGGCGATATTGTCGAATTTAAATATCCATATGATAAGCGTATAAAAACAAAAGGTGTTATTGTTCGGAACGATAATAAAGCCTGTTTTGGAATAAGTATGAAAGAAACTACTGAACAATATGAATTATATAGAATAACAGCAGAAAACTATTTAACTGTTATTGGCGACGTATATCAAAACCCAGAGTTATTGGAGGATAACTAATTGGACATTAACAATCTCTACACCTACAAAGCAACATGCACCCATGTTGTGGACGGGGATACTTTGGATATCTTACTCGATTATGGCTTTGATACCTACGCTAAACGTCGTGTACGTTTGCTAGGTGTCGATACGCCAGAAAGAGGACAGGATAAGTTTAAAGAGGCGACAGCGTTCACTAGAGAATGTGTAGAACATAAAGATATATACGTGCAGACATACAAGAGTGATGTGTTCGGTAGGTATCTTGCGAATGTGTGGTACGAGAACGGGACACGTAGTTTGAATGATGATCTAAGGGACGCAGGGCTATTGAAAGAGAATTCTAAATGGAATGAGGGATAGGAAATGGAAAATTACAGACAAATGTGGATGAGTTTAAGAAATGATTTATCTATGAGAATTAGAGAGTATAGACAAGCTGATAATATTGCTGGTTTAGATGATTATGGTTTAACTGAATTAGACGCATGGGAAGGTATTATGCAAGAAATTGAGGGGCTTGAGAGACAACTAGAAGAAAATGATCGAGCTAAAGAAAATGTATTAGAATTCGCTAAAAAGAACGGATTAGACATAGACGAATCATATCCACGTAGTGATTGGTGGAAGTTCAGAGATGAACGTGACGCTTATAAGAAACAACGAGATGAACTTACTGACGATATGGCAGAAGTGAAAAGGAAGGCAGAGGCGTGGGATAAGTTAAAAGAAGAAAAAATGAATGACTATAAACGATATAGTAAAAAGTTAGAGGAAGCATGGGGCTTTGATTATATAACTAGACCGATTGAAAATTATTTAGGCGAAATGGAAATAATATTAAAACGCATGGACGAACTAGACGGGACACACGAGTTTCAAAACTTATTAAGTGATTTGGAGGAACAATAAATGAACACATTAGAATTCAAAAAGTTATCAAAAGACGCAACTACACCAGAACGTGGACGTTTAGATGCAGGGTATGACATCTTCGCAGCAGAAACAGTAATACTTGAACCACAAGAGAAAGCAAAGATTAGAACAGATATCGCTGTGAACATTCCAGAGGGGTATGTAGGGCTATTAACATCAAGAAGTAGTGTAAGTAGTAAAACGCATTTAGTGATTGAAACAGGCAAGATAGACGCAGGGTTTCAAGGTAATATGAAGATTAATATTAAGAATGATATTGAATTATTAAATACAGACGAATATATCTTTAAAGATATAAAAGATGAAATGATTGAATACAAAAGCTATAACGAACCATTAGATGAGCGAAGTTCCAACCCACTAGAAAACTTTAAAGTAAGAAACACTAACTATGTTATCAAAAAATTCGACAAACTCGCACAACTCGTTATCGTACCTATTTGGACACCAGAGTTAAAAGAAGTAGAGGAGTTTAGTTATGTGTCAGAGAGAGGGACAGACGGGTTTGGATCAACAGGATACTAAGGACATAGTAGCAGAGATTAAAAGAATACTTCGCAAAGAGTAGTGAGAAGTAACGAGAAGTAAAACGGAGTAACGAGGAGTAGATAAAGTGAGTAATTTTATCGGAAGTTTCAACATGCCTAAACAACAATTAAAAGAATTGTCTGATGCAAAATTGGCTATGCACTTTACGTATATGGAAGAACGATTTAAGCAATTAAATAAAATGAAGTTTGATTGTTTATTACCACTTGATAAAGATAGTTCAGAGATATTGGAAATACCTCATAAAACTCAGAAAGAATTTAAAAATATATTCAGACAAGTTATGAAAGATAAAATCGGAGAGGCGCATGCTGAATTTGTAAAACGTAACATTGGAACATACGAAACTAATGTAAAAGAGGTGCTTGGGAAGTGAAACAATTCCTAATCAGAGAATTCACAGATAGCACAGGTTATGTGCATGTCAATGTAGAACAACCTAGAGAGAATGAACGTATGACGTTGGTTGAGGCAGAGAGCAAGGAAGAAGCGAAAGAGAAACATAAGAAAATCACAGGATTAAGTGAATGTCCTAATTGCAAAATGCTAGGCGGAAACCTAATGGCCAAAGATTATAACAGTCCAATCGAATATATGAGATGTAATCATTGTGGGCATAACTATCATAGATTAGGAGGTAAGTATGATGTTTAAACGCATATTAAAGATTTGGTTTACCATCGCTATGTACGAGTTAGGGAAGTATCTCACTAATGTAGTTATTGATTACTACAAATATAAGCAAGATGAGGTGGAACAAGCGCCACAAGATTTTAATGAGTATGATCATACCCATTTGAACGATGAGGTGAGTGAATGATGGAATGGCCACTATTAATTGCGATAGCTATTTTGTCTATAATGTGGGCAATATCAACGTATAAATGGGTAAGGGCAGAACAGAAAGCGAAAAGATATTATGACATCATGATAAAAACGTGGAATGAGAATACACGGATAAATAATCAATTGCGTAACAATCGAAAGACAGACTTGATAGATGATAGGACGCGCATACAAAGAAAGTCAGTTGAAATGGAAGATAAAGATAATAAACGCAGCTTAGGAAAATACGTGGTTGAGTTAAAAGACGAAGTATATTTAGCAAAAAAACATATAAATTCTTATAGAGACACATATATTATAACTGATAATGTATTTGAAGCTTTATCGTATAAAAATTTAGGATCAGCTAAAGAAGATGCGCGTATTTTGGGTGGGAAAGTATTACAACACAAACCTAATTTAGAGGTGGTTGAATGACTTGGTGGATAGTATTAATACCTATTGTATACCTAGTATGGATATGTATAAAGAGTAAGGGGGAACATAAGTGATAACGATTGAACGTCATGATATTAGAAAGTTAGAAGAATATATTCAACATGTAGAACGTTATCGTAAGGAATTAAAGGTTTGTGAGTATGAATTGCTAGAAAATCATGAACCAGAGAACGTAGGCGCTGGGAAAAGCAATCTACCCGGTAACCCAATTGAACGTCAGACGATTAAGAAGTTAAGTAACAAACGATATGTAATGTTAAGTAATATTGTTAATGGCGTTGATAAGTTAGTAGAAGAAGCAGACGAAGATACACTCGACATGATTAACAAACGATACTGGGAATGTCCTATTGGTTGTTATGAGTGGGAAGACTTAGCAGAATACTTTGGAACAAGTAAATCAAGTATATTGAGAAGACGCAATGCAATGATTAATAAGTTAGCTGAATTAATTGGTTATGTGTAATTGGACTTGAGAGGTATATAAGTTCGCTTCAAAAGGCGCTATCATGATAGTGTAAGTTCTATCAGGTGACTTACATGTAATGATTTGATTCTTTGCTGAACAATTCAAAAACATACTCCTTTCTAAAATGTTAGTTTTTCATTTACTCATCCCTAAAAGGTAAATGATATAACCTATCTGAGAGAACACTCAGGTAGGTTTTTTGTCGTATAAAAAATAAATAAAGTGAATAACGTGAGAGTTGGTGATATATGAGATGACAAAAATGCAAAATAATGCAACATTTGGGGCGTATTTGGAATTGACAAAAAAACAACAAGAGTACATACGCCTCAAGAATGAAACAGATTTAAATGAAGGTGAAATTGCTACTGAAATTGACGTTAACCGTTCTACTATCTCACGCTGGAAGAACAACGATAAATTTAGAGAAGGCTTTAAAGGTTATCAAGTAGAATATTTATCTAATCAAGTACCTAAAGCATTACAGACAATGATTAATCTGTTAGATGCTAAAAGTGAATTAGTTAGATTTCAAGCATCAAAAGATATATTAGATCGTTCAGGTTATACTCCGATAGACAAACAAGAATTAGAAGTAACTACCCCTACAATTATCAATAATATTCCATTAGAGGATTAATTATGGAAATACAATTAGATAAAATTGTTGGCGGAGGATATAACCGATTCTTTAATAATAAAAACTTTTACAGAGTGGTAAAAGGCTCTAGGGGTAGCAAAAAGAGTAAGACAACTGCACTAAACTTTATATACAGACTAATGGAGTATGAGTGGGCTAATTTGCTTGTAGTCAGACGTTTCAGTAATACAAATAAACAATCAACATATACAGACTTGAAGTGGGCTACAAACCAATTAGGTGTAGCTCACTTATTTAAGTTTAACGAGAGTTTACCAGAGATTACTTATCAACCAACCGGACAAAAGATTCTGTTTCGTGGTTTAGATGATCCTTTGAAGATTACATCAATCACAGTTGATACCGGAATATTATGTTGGGCATGGTTTGAAGAAGCCTATCAGATAGAAACGTTTGATAAATTTAGTACCGTTGTTGAATCTATTCGTGGTAGCGTTAATAGTCCTGATTTCTTCAAACAGGTTACAGTTACATTCAACCCTTGGAGTGAACGTCATTGGCTTAAACCTACATTTTTTGATGAAGATACTAGGCTAAACAATACATTTTCATATACAACGACTTATCGAGTAAATGAATGGCTTGATGATGTCGATATTGCACGTTATGAGGACTTGTATCGTACAAACCCTAGACGTGCAAGAATTGTTTGTGATGGTGAATGGGGCGTAGCTGAAGGACTTGTATTTGATAACTTCGAAGTGAAAGAGTTTGACTGGCTGAAAGTATTCAAACGGACACAAGAAAAAGCTCACGGAAGCGATTTCGGATTTACTCACGATCCGACTACATTGATTAGTACCGTTGTAGACATGAAGAACAAAGAATTATGGATATACGACGAACACTATGAAAAAGGTATGCTCACTGATGAGATATATCAAATGTATGTAGATAAAGGATATAAAGATGCGCTTATTGTTGCAGATAGTGCCGAGAAACGTTTGATTGCAGAGATTAAGCGTAAAGGTATTCCTAATATTAAACCGTCAATCAAAGGGCAAGGCTCAATAATGCAAGGTGTTCAGTTCATACAAGGTTTTAAGATATATGTGCATCCAACTTGTGTACATACAATCGAAGAATTAAACACATATACTTTTGAGCAAGATAAGGAAGGTCATTGGCTCAATAAACCGATTGACGCTAATAACCATTTGCTAGATGCACTTAGATATAGCTTAGAACGTTTCCATTTACCACATAAACAGACGAAAACAAATGTTAGGAAGAATATTAGCACAATCAAATCAATGGGATTATAAGGAGGGATAACGCTTGTTAAAAGTAAATGAATTCGAAAGAGATGCAGAGTACCGACAACATCGAGATAAGATATACAGACGTGACGCAGTAGAAACATATCGTTACGACGGTACATTAAGCGAGATACTAGGTGATTATGATTTCATTAGCGAATGCATTAGTCATCATCTAGAGGCACAAGTTCCTAGATTACAAATGCTTGACGATTACTATCAAGGACTTAACTACAATATCATGCGTAATCGTAGACGTAGAGAAAGACACTTAGCAGATAATCGTGCAGCACATGACTTTGCATCATACATCGCAGACTTTATTAATGGTTATTGTTTTGGTCATGCGATACAAGTACAAACAGAAGATGAAAGTACACAAGAGAAGATTAACGGACTACATAACCTAAATGACATTGATACACACAACCGTTCTATCGGACTAGATTTATCTATTTTTGGACGTGCTTATGAGTATGTTATTCGTAATCAAGATGATGAGGTTAGATTATACAAATCTGATCCACGTAACACATTTGTGATTTACGATAATACGATTGAACAAAACAGCTTAATTGCAGTGAGATACTGGAAAGCATCAACGAGAGAATATGACGATACAGATATTTATAACGTGGACATCATTACACCTAATGCAACCAATTTCTTCTATGCTAATAAGTCTACTAACCTATCGCTGCAAGAACGCAGACCACCAGAGCCACATTCGTTTGGTAAGGTAACAATCACAGAGTTTAGCAATAATGAAAAGCGTCGTGGAGACTTTGAGAAAGTTATTCCACTTATCGACTTATATGACAATGCACAATCAGACACAGCTAACTACATGAGTGATTTAAATGATGCAATGTTATTCATTAAAGGTAATATTGATTTTCAAGGTATGTCAGTTGAAGAGCAAAAAAAAGCAAATGTTATTCACTTATCCCCAGAAGTATATAGAGATAATGAAGAAAAGGCGACAGAGGGTAACGTAGACGCTAAGTACATTTATAAAGAATATGATGTAAATGGTGTCGAAGCCTACAAAGATAGAATTAGTCGCAACATTCATATGTTTACTAATACACCAGATATGACCGATGAAAACTTTGGTGGCAATCAGTCAGGTGAAGCTATGAAATATAAGTTGTTCGGACTAGAACAGCGTACCGCAATCAAAGAAGGTTTATTCCGAAAAGGCTTGCGTAGACGTTATAAGTTAATCGGTCAAATTATGAGCATCAATCGTGAGTTAGATAAAGATGCTATTCAAGATTTAACATTTACATTTACTCGTAATGTTCCTAAGTCAGTGAAAGATGAAATGGAAATGTACTTACAAGCTGGTGGACAAGTCAGTCAACAAACGTTGATGTCAATTGTGTCGTTCATTGATAACCCACAACAAGAAATGGAACGTATTGAAAATGAAGAAGATGCTCAATTACAAAAATCAGATGAACGAATGTACAGACAGGGTATAGACAACCAAACTGATATTAAGGAGTGATAGTCTATGTCCTACTGGGAAGATAGAGCAAAGGAAATCATTGATGAAGAAAGTAAATCAGATTACGAGATTGCTCAAGAGATACAACGTATTGTCGATGAAATGAATGAAGATATTGAAAATGAGATCAATCGTTTCTATGCAAGATATGCGATTAATGAAGGTATTTCATTTATTGAGGCTAAGAAGAAAATTGATGCAGTAGATGTTCAAATGTTCCAACAGAAAGCGAAACAGTATGTTGAGAATAAAGATTTTAGTGATAAAGCTAATGCAGAACTAAGAGCCTACAATACTAAGATGTATGTTAGTCGTGAGAAGTTACTGCAAGCGCAACTAGGACTGATTGTTACTTATGCTTATGCACAGATAGAACAATCTATGTATAACTACATGGAGAGCGCTTATTATCGTGCATTAGAGCAACAAGCAGGTATCTTAGGAGAAACGCTCCAAGTATCTATCAATGATGTTAAAACAATCATATTCACACCATTTGAAGGACATAAATGGAGTACAAGACTTTGGTCAGATATGGACGTAGTAAGACGACACGTACAAAAGACCACACGTCATGTATTACTACGTGGCAGACACCCTTATGAGTTTGTGAAAAGCTTACGCAAAGATACAGGGGCAACAAGTTACAATGCTAGAAGATTATTATTAACTGAAACTGCAAGAGTACAAACGTTAGCGTCTAAGCGTCATATGTTAGAAGAACACGGTGCAGAAGCTGAATATCAATTTGTAGCAAAAATAGATAGTAAGACTACGAAAACGTGTAGAAGTTTGAATAACGAAACATTCAAAGTAAAAGACATGGTTCCGGGAGTAAATGCTCCACCTATGCATCCGTTTTGTCGTAGTGCAGTTGTGCCATATGTAGGTAACTGGCGTGATAAATTCTTTGAAGAACGTAAAGGTAAATACAATCTAAGTAGATTTACGGAGTGATGATATGACTAAACAAGAGAAATATTTGAAAGAAATCGCTACTGAATTAAAGTTGATTCGTGAATTGTTAGAGGAATCAGATGAAATAAGAACTTTAGAAATCAAAACTGAGATAGGCTCTAAGGCTTTGGAAGAAATTGTCAATGGTGAAAATGTTAAAGCGAACCATGTATTTAAACTCTAGGAGTGATGAGATGGACTATTCAAAAAGACTAGATGACGTTATGGATGAATACTTACAAGTGTTTGCAAAAGATCCAAATGATATTTTAACTGATGATATGACAGATTACGACAAGATTAAAAAGTTAGAACAAGCCATACAATCAGGTGCTTCTGATGAATGAATTTCAAACAGCACTTATTGATGTGTTAAAAGGTATTCATTATGAATTAAAGCGTCTGAACGATACAAACCCAAGCAACCAAGCACAAGCGAAACCTAAGCAAGATAAAAAGAAATCGTTTGAACCAAAAAACTTTATTTGAGGTGGTACTCATGAGAAGTCGTATCGTGAAAATGGTGGTCTATCTATCTCGTTGGTAACATACGTTAGTTACTTGACCTAAGTAAGTCATTAAACTGCTCATAAACTATAACTAATTATAAGGGTTAAGTAACTTGTTTCTCTATCTAAATAATAATAGCGCACTAATCGGGCTTAATTGACTGATTGGGGCGCTTTTTTATGCGATAAATACGAGGGCTTAACGTTTATGAGGAGGATAAAAATGAATAAACGTGATTTTTTAAAAACTAATCTTCAATTCTTCGCAGAAGGTGGAGACGAAGCTGAACGTAATAATAATGAGCAGTCAGAAAACGATAACGCTAAAAGCGAAGAGGTAACTTATACACAAAGTGAGCTAGACGCAAAAATTAGTAAAGCTAGTGAGAAAAATAAACGAAGATTAGCAGAAGAGTACGATAAAAAACTTCAAGAAGAAATTGAACGAGTGCGACGTGAAGAACAATCTTATGCGAAGATGACACAAAAAGAAAAAGAAGAACAAGAGTTATCTAAACGCGAGAAAGCTATTGCTGAGCGTGAGAAAGCACAAGCACTTAAAGAATTGAAGTCTGATGTAGTTGATGACTTGAAAGAGCAAGAACTTCCTACATCATTTGCTGATGCACTTATCAAGATTGAAGATAACGAAGAAATTAAAGACGTTATTCGACAAATCAAAAAAGACTTTGATATTGCAGTTGGAGAAAAAGTCAAAGAAGCTACTCGTCAATCTACGCCGAACAATCAAAGTAGTAGTTTTGGCAATCAACAATCAAGTGGCAAGTCATTTGAAGAACTTGCTAATAAATATCGAATTATAAAATAACGGAGGTATTAACTTATGGCAGATGTTAAAAGACAAGAATTTAATCCAGATCACGTATTGATGCACGAAATGAGAGACGGGACGTTATCAGACGATTTTAACGAACCTATCTTATTAGATGTATTACAAAATTCGAAAGTTATGCAATTAGGTCAATATCAAGATATGAATGGTAAGTCTGAAAAAAAGTTTACTTATTGGGCAGATAAACCAGGCGCTTATTGGGTAGGAGAAGGTAGGAAAATCCAAACTACTAAACCT